TTTGGACTGATCTACAATAAGTATGTTGCCATTTGATAGGTAAAAAGCAGACCAGTATTGTGCCATACCCGAGAGACCTAGGTTAGCCCAAGTTTGATTAACACGGCGGCGAGCATACAGACCTTCTTCGAAAGAGTGGAAGGCATCGTAGTACGGAAGATTGGTAACATCGAACTGATTAAACAACTGCACTTGATGGTTAGTTGATGTAAGAGTTGTTGAGACAGACGAACTGTTCTGGGAGGCTATTCCTGTGGAGCCGTCGCTGTAATTAAATTTGAACTCTATTACCGTTGCCTTACTATTATTACTTCTATACGCCGATAGATAGTGATTTACTGCACCGCCAAGTCGATGCTCTGATGGGGCGAGCCAAGCACTACTGGTAGCGCTATTACCCGCAGGGTAATAGGTGCTGTCTTGGTTGTGAGTAGAGGCCTGTGATCCGTTTGAACCTGTGATCGCTACATAGTGATACCCATACACATGGGCTTGGCCGTTCATGGGTATGTTTCCGTGGTAGCTATATCTTCCTGTCCATTCGTCTGACGTTTTGGACATGGTCGAATAGTCAGAAGTGTTGTTTGAGTTGTTGTGCGTCTGAATAACATGCTCTAGCACAACATTACCTGTGGTTTGGTCAGCAGACAGAAGAACAAAACTATGCTCCATTCCTCCACTCGAACTTCCTTGCCTAGTCATACAGTTTACGCCAGCATAGGCTTTAGTTGCAGTATCCATACCCCTAATACGTACTGCCTGTGCGTAGTTATTTAAATCTGTGACGGTTAACCAGTTTCCTTTGTCATTAAGGTTAAAACCTTGCCTATTCAGCGCAACCGTACCTGTATAAGTGGCTTCACCGCCGCCGCCAGAGGATGCTAGAGCATAGGCCTTTCCGCCCATTCCTGAGTGATTTCCGCAATAGTAATAAGTCGCGACAGAATCTTGTTCTACGACTAGTTCAACATATGCTCCAGAAGAGCCAGCCGTACCTACTACTGTAACTCCACCAGTAATTGCTGTACCGCTGGCGTGTGTGCCGTCCTCTGTAATAGAAAACTGTAGCGGATGGGTGGCGTTAGAAGAATCAGATTGATCAAAGCGATACTTAACACTTGGCGTTAGGTTCAACGCTTGCTGAGAAGTGCCGTCCATAACTAATTTTCCACCCACTATGGTAACTAGTATAGTCGGGCGCACTCCCGCCAGCGCAGTGTTAAGATTAGTGGAAGTTGCATATGAACCACCAGCCGCCTGTACTGCCGCGACCTGAGTGTTACCCTCGGCAGTTACAAGGCCAACTTGTGTACCACCTTCGGCGGTTACTGCGGCTACCTTGGTGTCTCCTTCGGCAATAATCTCACTGACAGTAGCAGTGACGTTTAAGGCCTCTAGGGTTTTACCCAAAAATACGAGGTCTTTAGGGTCTGTTGTCGATGCGGCTAATGACTGAGCTTTAGAGTCAATCGCCGCGATTAATGTATTGAAGTTACTGTTTTGAACGGCCATTAGCCTATACTCCTAATTGTAGTAAAATTTCGTCTTCGAGATCTGTTATTTTTTGACCGTGTATGATGTCACTCTGGGCTTTGCTGTAATGACTTGCTGTTACAAAGTTGCCGTACCCGACTAAGGATAGAGTATCCCCGCCTGTTGAGGGTGCGGAGAGAGTCAGAGAGGTTCCAGTCGTTGCTGTAAATTGTGTTGGGAGTAGTCGGGTGCCGTTTTTGTATACATCCAAGAATCCCGGATCGTATGTTGCTGGAAATACCGTGGTAGATCCTGTGTACGTCCCTGCATCTGTATTTTGGGAAGTTCCAACGACAAACTCGTATCTGTTAGAAGTTCCATTGACCGATGAGTTGACGTTGATAAAGCCACTAGCGGTAAGTACTTTAAGCAGGCTGTTGGTTGTATCATACCACAAATCTCCGATGCCTACATCAGAACCTGTTGGCTCACCTGAGCTTACATAATAGGTATCAAAGAAGTTCGCTACAGCCGCGTTAGCCGCAGAAGCTAGGCCTGCGTAGTGCTTTGCTGAGTACTCTCCAGATCCACCTGTTACAGGGTTTCCTGTCTGTACGGCCCAGTTCTGTGCAAGCACTGCTGATGCCGCGGCATTGGTTTCTGAAGTCGAGGCCTGTGCCGCCTTGAGTGCGGCATTCTCACCTGATGTTAGGATGCCATCAACGTAGGTTTTTGTAGTTGCGTCAGTACCCGCTACAGGTGTCCCAAGGCCAGTTATCTTATTGTTGCTTAACGCCAAGGCTCCCGTCAGAGTACCACCCGCCAAAGGTAGCTTTGTATCTGCGTAAGCCTTAGTAACTGCGTCAGTGTTGGCTGTAGGCGTAGCCAGAGCAGTTATTTTATGTGCGCCCATGTCGAGAACACCCGACATCGTACCGCCAGCTAGTGGCAACTTAGTTCCCAAAGCAGTGGTCATCGTACTTGCAAACGAGGAGTCATCCCCTAATGAAGCCGCAAGCTCATTTAGCGTGTTTAAGGTTGCTGGGGCGGCATCTACTAAGTTAGCGACTGAGGTGTCTACGTATACTTTTGTAGCCGCGTCTAAATCGTTAACTGGCGTGGCTAGATTGGTAATAGTGGCCGTGGTTCCTGCATCCATATCCAACGTGCCTGAGATAGCCACGTTTGCGAAGTTGCTGGTTCCAGTGCTCGTTACATTCCCAAGGACTGGGCCTGTATGAGTTCCTGCGCTGTTGCCTGTTAAATTTCCTGTGACATTGCCACTCAAAGCCCCTGCAAAATTAACCGAGGCAGTAATGACTGTACCCGTTATTGCGGTAGGCGTTACGCCGCCAATTACAGTGTTATTTAAAGTTCCCCCAGTAATGATTAGGGAAGAGCCTAGGTTGACCGACCCAGTAGTCGTAAGGTTATGTATTGTGGCAAGACCATCAACGCCGATGTTGGCAGTAGTGCTGATGTTATCAGCAAAGATCGTGTCGATACGGCCTATGCCGTCTACAAAAAGATCCTTAAACTGATGAGAACCAGAACCTAGATCGACAGAGTTTGTTACCTTAGGCGTAATTATGTTGCTTGGGGGTATGATTAGTAACTCAGCCCAGTCAGCCGAAGAGCCGATATTGGAGCGGCAAATAAAGACGCGATCTGTAAGAGTATTTAACCAAAGAGATCCGATTGCATAGCCGTCAGTGGTATCGTTTGATGTCTGAGGGTCTACTGTAGCCGTAGTGTTGTTTCTACCGCCCACACCACCGTGCATAGCAGGTAGATAGCCTGACACAGAAGTTGTAAGTGGAATTTTAGAGCCATCATTGGCTGTGCCAGTGTGTGTATGCCCTGTTGTGCCGTGAAACGCATCAGATAGAGCATTAAACTCTGCATTTAATGGGGGTGCGGTAATATTCGCACCATTGATGATGTCCGCAAACGATTGTCTAGTATATCCTGCCATTTATAGTCTTCCCGCAATAGAAAACTCAAAGACGATGCCTTGAATGCTGTATGGTTCTGAATCCCCGAAGGTCACAAACGTGGCCTGTGCCGACTGCCCCGAGCCCTGTATGTCTGTGGTCATTATCGGTTTATCTGTTCCTCCATACGAAACAGCCGCACCGCTGTAAGTTATGTTAAGTCCTTTGTAGACAACGGGAGAGCCCGCGGCCGTTTGTGCATACGAATTAGGCTTGGCCGTTGATGGGTCATTCCAGTCGTAGTTAATCGCCATATTCATTGTGTATGGGCCTTCGGCTCTTACGAAGGTATTGACCTTACGCATTACTTTGCGAACTTCAGTCTCCCCAAAATCAAAAAATGGAGTGGCGTATATCGCTAGAATCTTTGCCCCATCAAACGAAGTATCTTTATTCTCCTGACGATAGACTTTTCCGTTGTAGTCTCCGTGAAGAACGAGCTCGATATTGCTGATATATGCGCTCACTGCACAGCTAGCTCTAATCCCTACAAGCTCGCCAAATTCCCACCCTAGCCTCTGGTCAGCAGACCTAAGTCCGCCAATTATCCCAAAGCTGTCTACTTGATCCGACACTGTTGGAGGATCAATGAAGTAGCGGACTTGGCTCTTAGATCTAACCACAACCCCACACAAAGAATCCAAGTCATAAAGACTAGGAAGTTCACGCAGAAGTTGTTGAATAGGCTTGGAAATCGTCTCTAGTTCAATGTCACCAATTCTGGACGTACCTGCAACTGGTCGTAATCCGTCAGGGGCCAAGAACATCAAATCTCCGCCTATTTCTAGGACAGAGTCTCGGGCCATACAGCCCACATTGTTTGTAACTTGCTCGACAGCAAAATCACCACTAGCACTAACAACTATCTTTTTGATTGAGTTTTCGCCGAAAACAAACAAGTCGTCTCGGAAAGCCTTAAACGCAACAATATCAAATCCTACTATGACCTGACCGCCACCGACCTGACTACCACCCGAGGAGGCAGACACCCAATCATATGGGTTGTTGGCCGAAGCATGGGCTATCTTAGCTTCTTCTGTGGGATCTCCACTGAAAAACAAATGACCTTTAAAAACATCTACAATAGAAGGGTAGTCTAGGCAGTTGGAACCACCGCCCGAGGCCGCTGTACCAGATCCTGTACTTTTAACCGCATCCCAGTACTGACCGTCATAGATAAGCGCATAATTAGCGCCGTCTACATAGCATATTGCGTTACCGCCACCGAAATTAAACTTAGCATCCCTGACTTTCTTAATTTGGTTTATTTGCCCAATCACAGAAGCCCGACGATGCACTTGTCCCGAGCTAGATGTCAGTACTAGCTTAGTCCACCCAGACGGATCATCTCGGTAGAAGGAGTATTCATTAACGTCTATTGTTACGACATCCCCATCACTGGCAGGGGTTAGAAGAGTAAACTCTGATCCGCCTGCGCCGCCTAGGGCCACCGTGAAGTGGATAAGTACGTATTTACGCACCCCGTTAATGTAGAGCCAGCAATTGTGGGCCACGGGTATATCTAAAGTTCGTCCAGTTGAGTCATACCCGACAAAGACAGTCTGCCCCGCGGTGGCGACAAAAGTGAAGGGCTTAACCTTTCTAGTCGCATACAACTCGTTAATGTTGGTTGTATCATTCTTAAAAAAGGACAGAGACATGATTGCCCCATCCCCATCCGTAGCGCCTACCACTGGGTGGTTGGCTTTATACGGAGCGTATCCTTCTATGCGGCGATACCCGCCAAAAAGAGAAGGCTCAAAGTTAACTAAACGGACGGCACTTCCCGGGCTGTTTTCAGCTAAATCGAGGTGGTTTTCATTAGAGTTAAGTCCACCTCCGCAGATAACTTTATAACTCTCAATAGCATCTGCCATCTAGAAGTACGCCCTCACGACACGCAGAGTTCGGGTATCGGTGACCGTCTCGTATTGATTGATAAGAATGCCTTGCATTTCTTTAATACCTTGCTGAAATAGCTGTAAGGATATGCTGGCCGCCTCATTATTGTTTCTAAACATGTGCATCTGATACAAAGCACCCTCGATAAGAATATGATCGAAGCTGTCAGGAATTCTTGTTGCGTCCGTACCCGCAGACAATGCTGTGTGGTTTAGGAAATATCGGTACTGGATCGCGTAGGCTTGGTTCGGTGACGGCGTAACTATGTAGCCGTTTCCGTGCCCTTGAGCTACGCTAATTGGCGCACTCAACCCTGCGGGGGCATTGTCGTCTCTATCTTTACCCTGTGAATAATAAGTATCTCTTGAAATCACAGAAAGCATTTTATGGCTGACGCCTAAAGATGCGCTTTGTTGTAGCTGGAAGCTATTCCAATCTACTACTTTGAAGTACTGCGGCCATGAATACTCTTCCTGACCTATAGATAGTTGTTGGGTGTGCTCTGCCGAATTGAAAGGCCACTCGTATTCTGCGGCATTGATTTTTGCTATAGAATTTTTAATAGCGTCCTTAGCTAACGCCTGAACACCGCGGCAATCTACAAAGGACACCTCATCTACTTCTACTTCGTTGAGGCGTCGTAAAAGCTGATTGGTTAAGTTTCTAAATGTAGAAGCCATTAGGGTTCCTCAATATAAAAGGTACGGGGGCCTCTAAACAAGAAGCCCCCATAGTCTTAGGCTACGTTGTAGTTCGCAGTCATGATTGCCTCAGGCCTCAGAATCTTTCGGCCATAAAGTTGCATTCCACGAACGATGTCTCCAAACGAAGCAGTGTCACGATAGCTCTCAGTCTTATTGAGTTGCTGTGCGGTTGCGATTGCTGACCTGTGACCAGCAATTACAGTTCCGAAATTAGTCTCAGAACCCGTGCTCAAAACAGTGCCTGCGCCTGTGCCGAGGTAAGGAAGGTTGTTTGACTTGTAGACTTTAAAGCCTCGGATCAAACCCTCACCTACGCGACCATTACGAAGCTCTTCGCCACCACCGAAATCGGCTGAAACGAATTTGCTATTCTCATCCATGAGCATTTCGTAAAATACTGGGTCGGCTACAAACCAACGATCCGCAGTATCAACATTAGCTTCGTCCATCTTACGAGCCATTCGGTTAAGAATTGCTAAAGGAGAAGTAATGCCGCCAGCACCACCGCCAGCCGCAACTGGGATAGAAGTAACTTCGCCAGCAACACCCAAATCAGATCCACCAAAATCGAGGATTGACATGGAGTTTGCCGCTAACAACTCATCATTGCCCGCGGCGGCGTTTGACTTAGTGCCGTTAGCCGCTGTACGACGAATCCATACATTGGAGTTGTTGAGTTCCCAACCAGACGCATAACCTAGCACTTCTTGGTCAAAGGTATCGCGTAGCTTGTATGCCGCACGATCTGTGGCCAAATCCATGAAATTAACGTGTGAATGGGCACTTTCAATATCGTCCATCTTGAACATGAAGTAGTTCGCTTGGTCGATGGTTAGAGAGAAATCTGCATCAGAAAGATCCTGTGCCGCTACCGCAGTACCACGCGCATACGTGCTTACTGTGATCTCAGGCTCTTTGATAATCTTCACACTATCTCCAAAAGAAGAAATCTCTCCCAGATAATCGGTGTTGGAAATATCTTCTACAACTGAAGATTTGCGAAACGCAGTTTGTACTTTTTTGCTGTAAATAACCGGGCTGAAGTTACCGTTACTAAGGTTGTTATGACCCGAAGCTGTTGAAAAAGCCATGATGGCCTCCTTGTTAAGTTTAGTTGAAAATCCACAGCCGCCAAATGGCGAGTTGCGGAGGTTTTGACACCAAACAGAACGAACTAGAGGTTCTAAGGGCTGAACACTTATTGGGTAACTAACGCCTAACTAACATCAAACTAAGCCACTAGGGCTTTGCTCTCAGTTAGCCGCTATAAGGGCCAACAGGACAGGTAATTTAGACTGTTCTTCTGAAATTGTAAGTTGCAAAGGTAGGCGATACCGCGGCTTTGCTAAAAGCTTACTGCTTTTAAGTTGTAGTTGGGTTTGTTATAACACATTAACTACGGCTATAACAAGAGCTAACGTGCCGCCCCAGTTATATCGTAAGAGAAAGTTCCCTCTCTTATAGACTTTAAAATAGCATCCTCGTTACGCTCATACTCAGCAACCGACATTTTATCTACGGAGCTCTCTGTAAATCGCGTAGTACGGGGGGATGGGGCGGTATTAGTAGTTCTCCCTACTGACTGAGCCGCACCTTCCTTAGATGCCTTGCGTTGCGTCCTGATGCCTCGATCTTGCTTATATAGATCTATAGCTCTTGAAGCGGCGGCGGCATCTGAGTTGTTCTTGTATAGGGCTTCGCTAATCATAGCAGGCTGTGTCTGTACCCACTCATGGAAGGACTCATCCTGCCTAATCTGATCAAAGTCTGGGTGAACTTGCCTTAGTTGCTTCTCTGCTTCTTCTCTCTGAAGCTTGTTCTCAATATTAGAAACGCGGTCGGCCTGTCTATCAGACTGCTTCTGCATACCCTCAGTAACCCGACGCTGGGCGATGGTATCGATAATTTTAGCTACGTCGGGGTATTTCTTAGCCCAGTCTGCTACCTCTGCATCCGTCTTTGGGAACTTGATCTGCTTCTGAGTAGCTTTAGCTAGCTGTCCCTGTAGCTCGGATAACTCTACATCTTTCTGAGACATCTGGGTTTGCATATGTCTCCGCAAATCCCCGTACCTCTTTTTAAATGAGGAATCGTCACCTGTCGGGGCTGACTCATCGCTTCCAACAGCCTCGGTGGTCTCCCGTGTTAGTACGTCTTCTGAATCTAATGTTTCACGATATTGGCCTTGATATTTAGCCATGTATTTCTCCTAGGGGGGGCCTCAAAGTAGTTTGGCAAAATTGCCAAAGGTTTGCGGGTAGCCCGTTCCGCGCAATATCTAGGGGGCGTTATTTATGATAAACATAATAAACCCCGTAATAAGCACTGGTATGAGGATACAAGCTCCTACAAGTGCCGTCATTTCTAGTCGCTCTGTTTTCTCTTTAGCTAGCCTGACCTGCTGGGTTTTGCGGTCTTTGCGGATCTTACTCCGTAGCGCCACCAACTCCCCCCAAGCAGACAAACCCCGAGAATAAATAACAATCTCTCTAAGCTGACCCTCAATATCCTCGGCCTGCTTTTTTCTTATAAAGGTGTCTAACGCCTCCTCATTAACGGAGGTTCCAAGCAGGGACGGCTTATTTTTCTTTGCCGTGTGAGAGCCCTTAGCTTCGTCTATTCCATCAAACAGTTTAGCAAGAGGTTTTACTAAATTAACAATATCCTGACCAGCAGATATTCCCGCCTTAACAGCAGAAAATGCCGCCACAATTGATATCGGTTCCATTCCACATGCGCCCCCCAGCGTACTGTTTTTCTATTACTTTTGTATCGAAGCAAATATAACTTTTGGCTTGTAGGACATGTCTTTAGCCTGCTTCTCTTTCGTCGTTTCCTCTCCGTCCATGGTCTCAGTACTTGTCTCCACCATAGCCTCGTCTACATCTACGTCTTCATCTTCTAAGTACTCGTCGTGGGTAGCCCCCTCCATCTCTGTACCGTCAGGCATAGTGTGGGTTTCTTCTTCTTCCTCGTCGGGGTTGTACGACTGGATCTGTCCCGCGAAAGCCATGTCCATAAGGCCCAGCTTGGCTTCGTCCCTAAGAGATTCAAAAAACTTCAAGCCGTGGTAATTTAATACGTCTGCGGGAACGACATACTCACCCTCGCTTAGTAGGGCTGGGATATCATCCCGCACATTCTTAGCGGTAGAGCCTGCTGGAATTGGGTTACCCGAGACGGGGTCTGAGCCAACAGTCACGCCCATGCCACAGCCGCCCATCAAGCCCATGGAGTCCGAACAGGAAGCGCCATCCATACTGCCACAAGTTTCACACGGCATACCGCCATGATAAAGCTCCACGGCATCCTCATCCTCTTGCTCAGTTGCGGCTTCTTCGACTTGGGCCACTGCGCGGGAATCTTCTGACTCTGGTGAATCATATTTTTTGTTTTGCATCATCACACCTGTGTTTAATTGGGTAGTTTACCGAGAAGCCTCTATGGCCTGCTCTCTTAGAGTCCGCATTCGGCGGAGCTCTGTAATTTCTCCTTGCATTGAAATAACCTTGGAGTGCTCCGTGGCTGTTTCGAGATAACCCCGTATCGTTTCAATCCTCATATCTACGTAGATTTGTAGAAGAGGATATCTGTCAGGGTCATTTACTAAGGGAAGGAGAGCCTTGGCTGTTTTAGTATCCATAAGCTACCTAGACGTTCTGTTCTGGGGGCGGGGTTGGAACCGCACCATCTGGCCCGTTAGTGTTGCCCGCAGTACCGGGAGGCGGTGCGTTGCCCGGTGCAATTGTACCTCCACCGTTACCAGTAGGATCTTGAGGAGCCATCTGCGGGGCTGGTGGTTCTTGGGGCATCATGGAGGCAATATCTGCCATCATTTTAGCCTGTATAGCCGCTTCTCTAGGGTCATTGAGAATTTTATTCTCGTCCAGATCCATACTAGCGGCCATCTCACGTAGGATATAATCGTACTTGATAAATGGAGCCATCATTGGATTTGCCGTCTGGTTCATAAAGGACAGCAGGCGCTGGCTACGGACTTCGTTACGCATCAGGGACTCTGTTCCACGCGCCACAACATTTAGAGCCCCCTTAGACATCTCTTTGTCGAAGTTAAATTGCATGTTAAATGCAAACAGAGCTTTTCCTACAGGGGTAAGTAAGTAGTCATCTATATTCCTAACCACCGCTTTGATGTTTTGGCTAGCCGCAGATAGAAGCATAGACATGCCGCTGGCAGTTCGTCCCACACCTTGGACACCTGTCATGCCATGAGCATACGAAGGCATTCCCGTACTCTCATCCGACAACTGGCGAGCCTTATCGAACATCATCAAACATTCGTTTGTGACGTTGGGGAACTTGGTTCCAAACACGGCTTGGCCGGGAGCCCCCGCCTGCCTCCGAAACACCTTGCCGGGGTGGATAGATAGGTTCTGGCCCGGTACTAGGTTAGTCTCATCAATCTCGATCAAAAGGTTTGAGGATAGCGCGGCATTGTCCACCGCCATACGCATGAAGCCATTCATAATTTCTTGGGTGTCTTCCATGTTCTCAGCAAGACCTACGCCAAAGAAACTGTATGGATTCACCTCATACGGCACAGCCGAGTATGGGATTCTGGAGGGGCTGAAAGGATTAAGAACTAAGCGAAGTATCTGGCCATTGCACACCCAAGCATTGACTTGGATCTGGTCTCGGTCTGCATACTCGTCAGGTATCTCAATCTCCGACTCTTCGGCGAGTTCGGAATCTAGAATACCCCAGTACTCAAGGACTTTATATCGGTTCGTTCCTGAGCTACCTGAATCATCCTCAAGGGCACTTTCCCAGTACTCTTTGTCGTAGTCCTCACCAATCTCGATTGCCAATTCAATGGATTCTTCTCGGAAATGGGGACGCTTTTTTAAAGACCGCAACTGGGTTCTGTTCATGCGATGGCGTTGGACAGTATACTCCGCCTCCGACATAGAACGTGCGTCTGGATCTGGGTAAAAATCCCAGATACTGACAGACTCTACTTTTGGTACTACCTTGAACTCGGGCTCGTATTCACCTTCTTCAGTCCAGTGGGGGTACTCCTTATCAAATGCAAAGGGGCCCTTTAATATTCCAGTACCAAACAGAGACATCTCGAATGCCACACTACGTAGATGTTTACTGGCCTCGCACTCTTCTAGCTGGTCGTGGATCTGACGCTCCATTAACTGGGCAGACTCTTTTACGGGCTCATACGTCTGTGAAGTAGGAGAGACGCCGACGCCTTCTTGGAGCTCATCCTTAATTCTATCAAGCTCGCTCCGTAGCGGGCCTACGCGGTCGATTAATTCACGCCTAGTAGTGTTGGCCTGCCCCTTAGGCTGGGGTACTATTTCAGGGTTCGAACCCGCTTCAAAATGTACAGCATCCACCGCACCTACGGCACTGTTCAATGGCTCTACGCCAACAGGAAACTTTCCTCCTGCGAACAAAACATCAACAATCTGATTGTAGGATGCCAACACCTTAGTTTTAGTAATCTTAATAAAGGCTTTGCTTTTCTCGGTTTCAGTGAATTGAACCTCTGGGCCATATAGGCCTCGATAGTTTCGGTATGACCGTAGCCAGCGTTCCTCATCGTGAAGGCGGGCATCACTAGCAGTATTGAACCTAGAGTTCACCCATGCAACTACTCCCGACATCTCAGCATTTTCTTGCTCAACATCCCCCCCTTCTTCTAGGTGGGCGGGTGACCGAATATCCATCTCGATGTCTTCAGTAGAAATTGGTGGTTTATCCATTAAGGCCATAGTTTAATATCCAAAATTTGAACTGGCGGGTTGCCATTGGTTGTCTGTTGTCTTCCACTCATCAAACATGGAGACTGAGCGAGGTCTGGACTGAATGCCGTACCGTAGTGAATCGTATGTGTGGTCTGACGCATATCTAACGTCGATGTCGTCACCACCCTTGGGGTCATTCGGTATCGTTGGTAGATCTGTGATTATCTGGCGGCAGGTATCAAAAAACATAACTCCAGATGTCTCGGTCGCCTCGTCATACTTTAACAATTGGTGAAGCCTGTTTTTTCCCGCGACACGCGATCCTGCGGATCTGTCGCTGGGCCTCCAACGTACACCCATATTGATCATTTCTTCTGCAATACTGGGGCCTAGCTGTCCTCGTTGGTGCCAACAGCTACTGTCTAAAATTCCGTAGACTATGCTCTCTCCTCTCTCCGCTTCTTGGACGGCCGCACCCAAATCTTTTGCTGTGTGCTTGGTCAAGTATAACTCGCGGTACACGATCAATGTCTCAAAGTTAGGATCAATGGCGTACCAATGAACCGCCGAGTAACTCGAATACCCGTAGTCACAGGATCTAAATCGTGTCCATTCCCTCGGTATGTCAAAAGGCTCAATTACATGGTGAGACAGCTTAAACTCTGGAAATGCCGCGCCGTCTGCGACGGCCCAATCACCTTCTAGTAACTGCCTCCTCTGCATCTCAGGCAAAGAGAGCAGGTTAGTTTCGTAGTCACCCTCCGCATACAGATACGGATTGTCTTTTAGGGTAGCAGGAATGAACCTGCGCTGGAACAATGCCTTGCCTGCTTTCGCATGACCCTCAGGGTATCTGAGAACCTCCCCTGTTTCTGGGTCTATGGCGTCAAAAGACTTGCCTGCGGGAGAAGGGTCTATAAAGGCCTTCTTGACCCACTGATGACCTCTTCCACCGGGGTTAGTAGTCGCCCGCATGAACAGAGGTAGGGTTGGGTCTACAGATCTTAATCGACTCCTCATATAGTTCCACGCGAACGGGCTGGCATACTGAGTCAACTCATCGAACGCTATGTAGCTAAATGCTAAACCTTGGTAACGAAGAACGTCTTCGTCCCTTTCCAAATAGGTAACCCAGAGCCTCGCCCCGCTAGGGAATGTCCACTGGGACTTTTTCTCTTGCCACTTCGCACCCGGATAGGCCTTGGGGTACAGTTCCTGACTTTTAAAAATTAATTCTCGTAGCTCGTCATTTGTTCTACGCAGTATAAGACCGTTGAAGTTGGGGTTAGCAAAGTAGCGCATGGGGTCTGCAAGTAGGCCGTAGCTCTTGCCGCCACCTGCCGCACCACCATATAAAACCTCTCTCTCTGATGCCGCCAAGAATTCTGTTTGCGGCCCTTTGTTCGGTCTAAAAACAACCTCTCTGGGATCGTCCTTGAGAGTTGCCTCAAAATCTAATGTGTCCGAAAAGCTAGGCGTTGAGGTAGGCGCTACCCCTTCGGGGCTTACTGCGTCTTCAACTTTAAGTTTTCTTATCTTCTTCTTAGTGACCGTAAGACTACGCTTGGCTCCCGCCTCTTTTCTCTTTAGTGCGGCAAGCTCTCGTTCTTCTGCTGTTTTTGGAGCTCGCTTTCGTTTATCCTTTTTAAGCTCGCTAATGCGCGGATTTTTGTCACCTCGACAGCGTTTCCAAATATTTGCAATACCTTGATGACTAATCGAAGCGCCGCTCTTTTCAGTG